GTGCACCCGTGATTGAGGAGTATCTCAAACACAAGTACAAACCGTATTTCATGATATGGTTGCTCTTTCAAGAGGTCATCATCCAGGGGACACACCCACTTACTGTGTTGATGCACTTTGTGGCATACCGGATGCCTGTTAAATCCGCGATGGTGCTACATGGTGTGTTCAACTTGTGGGCCACCTCGGGCAAACATTACCTCGAGCACATTCATGAACACGTTCCGTATTTGCGGGAGGCCGGCGGCGAGGATTGTGCCAATTACTACATAAACGCAAAGACCATGTATTGTTTCGTCGACTCCGTGTTCATGCCACCGGTTCGTGTGGCGAACAAGTTTGTTGACAAACTTGCAAATGCGTATCAATATGAGTCAATTGACGACACGAACCTCCGTCGCATGTCACTTGCATTACATGCAGCACGACAAGTGGTCAGTACCCTTGACCCAGGCACACCAGTAAGCTTTGTCCGTCAGTGGCAAAGCGATCATCCGGTGGTCTGGTCCGAAGTGGTCACGGCTGGTGTTATCGTGCCGGACACGGTCGGTACTATTGTGGGGATCACACTAGTGGCTACAAGCATTGTCGCCGGGTGGGCTGTTTCAGTGTTCCTCCCTGAGCATTATGGTGCTGCTTACACGATTGGCGTTACACCTGTGGTTGAGGAGTTGGCAAAACGCATTTTGGGGCCGGTCTATACATGTGCCCTGATTTGCCTGGAGGCCGCCTCCCACAGATGGAACAAAGCCTATTGGCCAACAGCTATCATGCACGTGGGGTGTCATACGATGCCTTTACCGATTGCGATCGGCGTGCACTCAGCCTGGAACATGGCAGCACTCGTGCAATACCGTCCGCCGTGAATCGACGGCTGCGCCAATCGTGAAGTAGGGCTTGGCAACCCGGCGCGCGATGCCGCTCCTGACCTTCGAATATAGGGATTTGGTCAACCCGCATTGTTAGTATTTTACATTATTTTCCAATTTTGTTTGTTTAGTTTTATTGCACGATGGGCAGTGATCGTGAGCCACCGATTATTGATATTGAGGATTTGGCCACTTTGCTGCCTGAGGTTATTTTTGGCATTGATTCTGAGAAGAAAAGCCAGGGTCCGGGCAACCTTGTCGGTGTCGGAAGTCAATCAGCTGGATGGCATTCGCCTTTCCAACTGGATGACCTCCCCAATCTCACTGACATCGTTTTACTTGACACCTGTGCTATTG